GCGGTCTCTTCGGTCATCAGCCCGGCCTCGATCATCTGCACCACAGACGCAGCCAGGGTTTGCATGGCACTGGCAAATTTAGTGACGTCGCGGTTGAGCAGTTCAGGGAAGACCGCTGTCACCTGCCATTTTTCTTCTGACCAATCGGGTGTGACGCCTTGGGTTCGTGCCTGGCACAGCAATACATGGCGACCAATCTCCTCCAGCATGATCTTGAGGAAAGACTGGCGCATGCTGTACATCTTGAAGGTGGGCTCACCCATCTCAGAGGCAGCAGCGCGGTTCACATCCCCGCCACCACCAAACCAGTGCTCGGGCATGGTGCTCCCGCCCAGCACATGGTTTCTCAGCAAGCGGGCGCTCTCGCTAGTATCTGCCGCCTGCAGGCTCGGGCTCTTCGCTTCCAGCGTGACGCTGTCGTTATGGACGAAGGTGCTGTTGGGTGCTGGCGGCACAAAGGTCTTCTCGTATTCCTTGACCTTGGCATCGTCCGCCCCCTTCAGCTCCACGTCCCAGACGAAGGACCGAAGGTAGCCGATGCGGTCCAGCTCATTGAACAGGAACTCGTCATAGGCATCCAGCCAGTCCATTTGGCCCAGAAGGTCGGAGCGACCACGGCTGCCGTTGGGAAACTTATTGAGCTGGTAGAGCAGACACTCACCGTCTGTAAATTCATCAGCGCGAATGCGGCAAGTGTTCTCGCTGAACAGCTCCGCATCCTCGCCCAGGACGATCACTCTGTATTTATATTGACGCCCTCGGTTGTCGCGCTTGGTGACGACACCAATGGGCTGCTCGGGGTTGCCGGGGTCATTGACCACGGTGGCGATCTGGCGCGGGTCCAGATAACCTAGCCGCACAAAGCCATCGCCGTCGCGCACATTGGCGATATAGCACTGCTCACCCAGCAGGCCCAAGGCGCGCACCCTGCCCTGCAGCTTGAGCGGCCAGTTATTGATGGGGTCGGCCCAAAACGTATTGAGCAGTGCCTGGTGCTCGTCGTCCTGGCACTGCAGAGTGACGCCCTCGGCCAGCAGATAGGCCAGGGGCAGCTCGGTCAAGCGGTTCGCCAGCAGATTGCTTTGCCACAGGTATTCGGCCAGCTTCTGCATGCGGTCCTGGGCCATCGGTGCCAGATCGCGGTCGTTCAAGCTATCGAGACCGCCGCCGCTGAGCTTGCGCCAGCCTTCATCACTATTACCCTGGGCGCTGGCGGCTTCACGCATGGGCTGGGTGTGATGTGCCTGGCCTGCGTCTTGCGCGACCGCTGCCTGGTCAAAACCCAGAAAGGATATGAACCGGCTCCATGCCTGGGGCTTCATGTATTTCTCCTGAACATTCGTGAGGCCTGGCGGGCATAGCGCTCGCGGGCAGTCTGTACCTGGTGGTTGTTGCCGCCCTGTGTGGCCGCAGCTATGCCGCCAGTGACGGCCAGCATGTAGAGCATCTGGACCATGTCAGGACCGTCGTCGTGGTCGGCCTTGGGAAAATGCCTGAACTGGTCAATCAGCGTGGTCTGGCTGCTGTGCACACGGATCAGGCCGTTGTGCATATGAGGCTGCAGGCTTTCGATGCGCAGCAGCTTGTCGCTGATGGGCAAGAGCGGACGAGCCGGTACCGGGATGCCCTGCTGGGCGCTGCGCTTGACCAGCTCGGTGCGCAAGAATTCCTGGAACTGCACGGATTCGAAGCCCCAGACAACGCAGCAGTACTCGCGCTGCATCTCGATCACGTCGCTGATGATGCGATCGGGCACGCGTTTGCGGATGGCGGCCTCGACCACATCCATGATGCCGGTCTCGCGGTTGTAGCCGCCAACGCCGATGGCGCTGGGGTCGCGGCTATTGCCCGCCCTGCCCAGGCTGGGGTCGCATGCGCCGTAGAACACCCACTCGGCCAGGCGGTTGACCCAGAAGCGGATGGAGTTGGCAAACGGCGCATCCTCCCCGGCTGTTGGGTCGTTCTGCTGCTCGGAATCAAATGCCGAGTGGCCTTCACGGGCGCGGCGGATCATCAGCTTGACCAGGGGGCGCAGCGCTGGCCACGACACCTTGCTGCCTTTCTCCATCTCAGCCTGGTGCTCTCTATACAGAGCCATGGCCGCAGCTTCGCCCTCTTGGGGCGTGTCGGCATTGAGCAGAAATCCCTCGAACTGCTCCCACAGATCCATGCGCTCGGGCCACTGAATGATGGCTTTAAAGACTTTGCGGTTCCACAGCGGGTTCTTGAGAAAGCGCGCCAGCACGCTGTCGTAGTGCAGCACAGTGCCCACCAGGATGGCATCCATGGAGTCGTCAGGCGGCCCCAGGGACAGCACGCTCTTGGTCACAAAAGCCTGCAGCTTGTCGCGCTGGGCCGGAGTGTTGACGTTCTCGTCGTTTTCGATGTCGTCGCAGATGGCCAGATCCGGGCGGTGCGCGCCGTGGCGACGGCCCCGGATCTTCTTGCTGGAGCCGAATGCCTCGACCTTGCGACCGTTGGCTGTCACGATCACGCCCGCCCGCCAGACACGGCCCTGCCCGCAGGCTTCGGGAAAGTCATTGGCAATGCGCGGGTTGGCTTCCAGCTCGGCCTTGATGGCCTCCAGCATTTCCGCAGCCTGTTCAAAGGCGTCCATCACGATGATGGCGTACCACTTGGCCCCTGTGACCAGGCACCAGGACACAAAGCTCATGCTGATCTTGGTGGACTTGGCCTCGCCACGCGGGGCCGCAATGGCGTCGCGCTGGCCCGCCGCAGTGTTCACTATCTCGGGCAAACGCTTGTAGAGATACTTGTGCAGCTCGCTGGGCTCGGCCCGGCCATAGTGGGGGAAGTAGTTGCGGTCCCAATACTCATAGCCATTGACCGGATCACAGACCTTGCGGCGGCGCTCGGCAATGGCGGCGGGATTGGTATCCCAGCCATCCAGGTTGGCATCGATTTGCTTGCGCAGGTCATCGGCCAGAGCAGTCAGGCCCGCCAGAAAGTCCTTGCTGTTTTTAGCCATGGCTATTTCACCTTGGCCAGCTCTTCGCCAAACGGCTCCAGCATCTCGACCAGAGCGGCCAAGTGCTGCGGATAGCGCTGCTGGGCAAATGCGGCAAAGCGTTGAAGGATGTCCAGTTGCACGGCCTGGCGGTTCAGCTCGGGATTGAGACGCTTGAAGCTGGACATGGTCTTGTTGAAGCTGTCGCTCATGCTGGCCAAGGTCTCGGCGCGATCGCGCGGCCCCATGTCCTTGGCCTCGCGCAGCAGATCCATGGTGGCCTGGTGCTGAATGAGGTAGTCCTCCAGCAGCTTGGCCGAGAGGTTCTTGAAGTTCTCATCGCCCATGGCCACTGCAGCTCGGGCCGTCTCCCAATCGTCGCCCTTGTCTGCCGCCTCCTGCTTCCAGCGGTTGCCGGTGCTGCGCGGCACGCCGAGCTTCTTGCAGGCCGCTTCCATGGCCATGCGCTGAAACACATACAGACCACGCAGCTGGGTACGTTTTTCTTTGCCGTGCGCCATTAGTTCCCCAGGCCCCCGCCACGAAAATACGTCTTGATGCCCTCGACGATCAGCGCCGTGCCCACTGCAACGGCACCGCCTGACACCGCGCCCGCGACCGCAGCCTTCTTCTCGACTTCGCGCAGCCGTGTATCAATGGAGTTGAGGCGCTGATCCACGCGTTCATCCAGCTCTTGAATGCGTTGGTCCTGGCGATTGAGATGCGCGGTAATGCCGTCGAGCTTGCCGTCGATCTTTCCTAGCAGCATCAGTTCGTCTTTTTCGAGTGACATGGTTCCTCTGTTTTTTGTGGCGAGTCATGGGTGCAGCAGCAGCGACCGGCAGGACGCGTAGGCCGCGTTAAGGGTTTCGATTTCCTGAATCACTCCTGCAAGGCGCGCAGAATTTGCTGCTGGAAGTAGCCCGTAGGCCTCGGCTGCGTCTGCTGCACCAGGGCCGGTGCTGGCGGCTTGCTCACCTGTGGCGCGACAACCACCTGCCCCACTGGCAGCGGGCTGGGAGACGATGCGCACCCGCACAGGGCGCTGCTCAAGCTCACCAGTAAGGCGAGCGATTTCTTGGACTGCCTGGGCATCGGTTTTTTCCTGCTGTTGGTAGATCTGATCCAGCCTGGCTTGGGCAGCATTGCGCTCAACTGTGAGGCGCTCCAGCTCAGCCTTCGCGATGCGGTTCCGGGTGGTAACGCTGTCCTGCAACTGCAGCAGCTCGGTGGCGACTGCCTGAGACTTGGTCTTCAAGTGCCACATGCCCAAGGCAAGCGCCAGGCACAACAGCAAAGCCAGCGCCAGCACCCCAGGGGCAACGAAATCCAGAAAACGCTTCATGGCTGCGCTTTCCAGGTGCCGGTGGCGAAGTCGTAGTTGGCGCGGAGCAAGGCCACACCCTGCAGGCAATCGGTGCGCTCTTTTAAACGGCGGTTGTAGAGACCCTGGACAAAGCGGTACTCCCACTCGCCCTTGGCATTGCGCTTGCCGGTCTTGGTATAGCTCCAGACAGGCGTGCCGCTCGGCGCATAAGCCAGCGCATCGCAGGCTTCCTCATAGCGTTTGGCATTGAGCAGGCCCATGGCACGACTGGCGCAGGTCGACGACTCGCCGTTGTTGTGGCCATGGCTGGAGAAGGCATCCAGAACGGGCTGTGTCACCGGTACCTTGATGCAGTCCAGTACCCTGGCTTGCCCCTTGGCCAGCACTTGGCTGCCCACGGCCAGGCATTGCTCATCGGACCAGTAATCGCCCAGCACTACTGGCACCGGGCTGGCACCCCTGGTCAGGCCCAAGCAGGCCGTGGGCAAGCCCGCCGCCAGTGCATCGGCATAGACCACATTCTTGAATTGCGGCCTGCCATCGCGCTTGGCAGGACCGTCCTCGTAGCCTGAGATATAGGTGACATAAGCACCGCCACCCAGTACGAGTGGGATGCCAAATCGCAGAACCGTTTTACCGAGGGTGAGTGTGTATGCCATGCCCTCGACTTTCGCGGGGCAGGTACAAACAAAAAAGGCCTGCAAATGCTGGCCTGAGAGAGGGAAAAGTGCTTATTTACGGTAGCACGCAGCGGCATGAGCCGTCAATGAACTGTAGGCAGCATAGGCCGGTACCGGCCATCAACAGACGTTAGGTGCTGAGCTTCCCAGCGCCATAGCATGGGCAATGCGAAAACACCTTTTAAACAGCGCACTCGCTTCATTCTTAACAACGCAGCTTTGCGATTTGTGCTCACGAACCGCGAAGGTATCCGAGGCGAAGGAAACTGTATCTCTGTTGCAGGCGGCAACCTCATCGACCGGTTAACGACAGCTACACTGGCCGTTAATCATGCTCTGCCGCTAAATGTTTTCCTTGGAACGTGCTACATCTAACAACAGCTCCCCCAGGATTTCTGAAAATGTCGCGCCATCGACTTTCGCCGTGATGCCAGTGTCATGGAACAGGTATTGGAGAATGATGGCGCACGTGGACTCGATAACTTCATCATCACCACATTGGTATCGTGCCGTGTTCGCATGAATGCGCTCATGTGCTCCGGGATGCGTGTTGCTCAGACAGGCCGACCTCACTTCCAAACTCTGCAAGCACAGAACGGCAATCGTTAGACCCAGCGCCCGCTTTTTAAGTATCGGATCATGCTGATCAAGGCCCTCGAGCAGCCAATCTGTGGCGAAGCTATCCGCTTGTTGCTCTTCTTGCATAGAGAAGGTTTTGAGGACTAGCGAATGCCTCAGCACAACATGCCCGATTTCGTGGTGCATGATCCACCCCAGCGCGCACAGAAACAGTTCTGTTGCCACGCTCACGTCATCCCCCGTATGCGCAAATTGCTCAGGCCGAGGGCCGTTTGCAGGCCATTCATCGGTTCCCGAGTTGTTGAGGTTGTTCTTCGCCCACTCGAGTACAGTGAACGACTCCCTTAGGCGCTTGTTGCCCACGCAATCGAAGTCTGTCGACCCAGCCCGTTGAGCCGATGCGTATTCCTGCATCAGAACCCAACTATAGTGCGAGAACGCCCACAGATACTCCAAAGCCGCGATCGGCAGGACGATGTCATGTCGCTTGCCATCCGCGCTTCGCCGGACCCGAATTCCAAATTCAGGCTCATCCACGATACAGCATTCGATTCTGTGATCGTCACGGTGCTGTGCACAAAGGTTAGCCTTTTCCGGTGCCACCTTGAAGGGAGCGCCAACAATATGCTCGGCAAGAAGTAGGATTGGCGATCTTGTCATAGTTTCACTTTACTTAGGTGGTCTGGCTCTATAGCAAATAATGGCGAGGCCGAACGGCCCCTTTCAGGTGATGAGATCAAGCCAGCGGATGTCCCTTTGGCTCGAACGGCGATAGCTGCAACCAGCCGTTGGCAGCAAGAAAAACGACATAACTAAATCATACTGTCGCATTAAATTAAGTAAGTTTCTAAGATTTATGCAATTTCTCTTCCTGGGATGGTGAAACTGCGCGACTCTGAATTGTAAATTGCATTAATTCCCCGCCACATTGAAACAATATGAGAGATATTCGCTATTACTGCTGGGCGCTGGCCTGCCAACTCGTATGACCGCTGCTCATATTCCACGAGTTTATTGAGCTGAAGTTTGCGCCAGTCTTTTCCATCAAAAATACTCGCCAAAAAATACCCTGGATAGCCAAAATTAGCATGTCCCCCTTGCCGAGCAAAGGCGGCCTCCCGGCTGTCACGCCAGTACAAATAAATGTCACCAGTCGATCCGAAATATTGATCCGTTCGTACTTCACCCGAAATAGTGATTTGTGTTGGCCTGCTTAATCCCATGACTTGTCTCTACCGTAAATTAGATTGAAAAAATTGCCTGTGGACTGACTCTGGGGCGCGTGGATCGCATAAATTTAGGTTGCTAAATTAACCAACACACACCCTACGGGCCTCTGTTACCAGCTACTAAGCAGAAACTGGCTTGCAACAAATGTAACAGCACTGGCCTGACATCGTCCTTACCTGCAGCTTTGACGCCTACCTTGAAAGACTGCAACGGGTCGCTTGTAGTCCTTCTTCAAGGATTACGAACGTCGCCAAGAAACTAATTAAGTGCCAACATCACATCGCAAGTGTGCAGAATGTGGCGACAAAGAGGGTACATCCCATGTTCTGGCTACTCGATACAGGGAAAATGGCCAAGAAATTTGGCAAATGGCGCAGCGCAATAATGGCACTTTCGGCCTTGGGCGTTTTCTTGATCGGTGAACTCATCATCCGCATCGGTGACGTCACGCGTGCGATGGCTCCATCAACTGATGACTCAAGCGGTTCATACGCCCTGCTGTGAGGTACGCTGGGCTCTTATGTGCTCGGCATCATCATTGGGCTACGGACATTTTGGCTCTGGTACCAGGACGCATTCCACGACGCCTATAGAAACGATGCGGAACGCTATGACCGTGAAGGCTGGTGAGTGCCTCCATTCTCAGTCAAACAGACAATCTAGCCTCGTGCTCCGCAGTCACCGCTAAATCATCTTTCTCATATCTCTCCCCCGTGCCATACGACACGGCCAGTGATTCGCAGCCGATTGGCGGCCTCACCAGCCAACGTCTGAACTGGGTAATCGGGGTTGTAGCTGATGACTTTCACGCCGCCAGTGCTGAAGTCCCTCTGGAGCAGTTTCACGTAATCCTCACCCTCCAGCTCAATCACATACACACCGTCATGAGCCAAGGCATTGACGGACGTGTCGACCAGCAAGACGTCACCGTCATTGATGCGATCGGACATTGAGTTACCCCGAACTCTGACGATCTTGGCATTGTTGCGATTCAGTCCTTTGGAACGCAACCAGGCCGTGCGAAAAGCCAGACGCCCCAGAACTTCCTGCTCACCGTTGGTCGCACCATTGCCCGCACTCATACATGCGTCCAGCACCTCAATCTGCGTGAACTCACCATCATCTTGGTAGCCCTGAATCACACCATTCCGGCTATCCGATCCAGTCTGGGCACTGAAGTGCTCAACGGTACGGCCTGAGTGCCTTGCGGCTCTGAGTAGCTGCTTCACGGGTACTTCACCCCGCTTACGCCAAGTTCTAACCGTTTCAGGCTGAACCTCCATCAAGGCCATCCACCCAGGCCCCAGCGCATCCGCTATGCGAGCAACGACTTCATCCACAGAGGGCAGCAAGGAATTTTGAGGATTTTTTTGCATAGAGCTATTGACTGCGTTTCATTTTGAACCAAGAATACGGTTCAATTTGAAACGTTTCCTTTTGAACCAATAGCGTAGCAGCAAATGCATCCAGAACAAATCAAAGCTGAGATCCGTATGCGAGGAACGACACCTGCTGCCATGGCGGATCAGTTGAGTCTTTCACGCATGACCGTTAGCAACGTCATCCATGGCCGCTCAACTTCGCGACGTGTGGCAGATGCCATCGCCAACCTGATTGAGCAGCCCATCAATCGCATTTGGCCCGGTCAATACGAACCACATCGCACGAACACCTTGAAACGCAGGGGCCACCAATGAAGCCTCGCCTCAAGCTAACCAACGATGGACATCTGCTCGTACTCGCTTCTGGACTGAATCCATGGGGAGAGATCAGTGCTCGGAAGTACATCCAAGAACACTACGGCTCTCTCCAGGGCTTCGCCCGCCACTATCAGCTTTCGTACAACGCTGTTTGCAAAGCATTACGCCCAATCTACAGGCCGGAGCGAATGGCAGGCCAGGTGGCCGAGGTTCGAGCAGTCCTAGGCCTCAATTCGCAACCCACAGCGCAAGCGCTGCGCATTGCACGCAAGCAGGAGCGCCGCTTATGACTTGGCTCACTGCGCGAGAAATCGCGGGCCTGCCGGGCATGCCCTCCTGCGTCAAGCGCACCCGAGAAAAACTGCTTCGACTGGACATCCCCAGTCGCCCACGCGTTGGCCGCGTTGGTGGTGGCGGCATGGAATACGACTGCTCCGCTCTACCCGACGAGACCCGAGCAGCCATCGCTGCAAACACGATTCAAGCCGCAGGCTCCAAGGCCCTGGCTGTAGTGGACACACCTGCAGTGCGCAGCTTTGCGCCAACGGTGCCTTCTGCTGCGGTCAGCAGTGCCCATGTGCCCAGCCAGGCCGAGAAGGATGTTGCCGACGCCCGAGTGCGTCTGGTCAATCTGGTGCACGAGCTGGTGCCCATGCATGGTCTGCGCTGTGCCTGCCAGTTGCTGGCCGCCCGCATCGTGACCGGTGAAGCTGGCACGGAAGCGCAGAACATTGCACGCCAAGCCAACCAGCGCGCTCGTGGCTCTGAGGTCAGCGCGCGCTCGTTGGAGCGTTGGGTGGGCATGCATCGCAGCAACGGCTGGTTCGGTCTGCTGCCTGCGGCATCTCAATCAGCCCCTACGCCACAGGTGGATGACGATGTGGCCGCTGTGCTGGGTCTGTTCCATAGCAAGGACCACCGCTTTCGCAAGCTCAGCGGCGCGGCCAAGGAAGTCACGCGCATGCTGGGCCGCGACTTCGATGAATGGCGCAAGCTGTATCACCGCGCCCGGCGCGTTCTGGACAAGCTGGGCCAGTCTGCCGAAGCCAGTGTCGCTCTGATCAAGTCTCGCCATACCGGGGCACAGCGCGACACCAAGCTGCCCTTTAAACGCCGCGATACCTCCATGCTGGCTTTTGCCGATGTGTTCGTGATCGACGGCCACACCTTTAAAGCCAAGGTTCGCCACCCGGACCATGGTGCCCCTTTCGCGCCAGAGTTGACGGTGGTGCTGGATGCCGCCACTCGCCTGATCGTGGGCTGGTCTGTCAATCTGTCCGAAAACGTGATTGCGGTAGGTGATGCCTTGCGCCACGCGGTGGGTCAATACGGCAT